TTCGGAAATATTTTCGTTAGCGTAGTTTTCTATGGTTTGTGCTGCTGCCATTAGCATCATGTGTGGAATCTGCGATTTTGTAACTGTTACCAAGCGCAATGCTTTGGCTTCACGTGCACGCATAATTGTGTTACGCTTGGCTGTGCTCCACGAATAACCGCCGTCACCGCCCCATAGATCCCAAGCTACTCGGCCTTTGCTTGGAAAACCTTCTTCACCGCTGCGAAAGCCTGTTGCTTTTTTGTCTACTTCGTGTCGTGCAAAAAACGAGTACATTCGTAGCACAACATTCTCACTTAGAGGTTCGCGGTCTTTGAGTTGATTAGCACGAGCCAAACCAACTAGAGTACCTCCAGGCTTGCCTTCGTCTTTCCACTTTAGGGCACGTTTAGCGGCAGTTGCCATGCCGGTTGTTGGTTTGTATGTTGTTGCCATAGGTATAAAAATTTAGGTTTGCGTATTTCTACAAATTTTGATATAATGTAGAGATACTTGTTAATGGAGGTCAAAACAATGACTCAAGGAATATATAAATTGGTATTTAATGGTACGGATAAGGTTTATATTGGTCAGTCCGTAAATATAGAAACTAGATATACAACTCACTTAAATGAATTAAGAAACAAATCACACTCACGTAAGCTTCAACAAGCATATGCGGAGTATGGAATACCAGAATTATGTATACTAGAAGAAAATGTGTTTGATAACTTAGATGATTTAGAAGAGTATTATATTAAACAATACTCTAGTGTTTCACATGGATTTAATTCTTCTTCCAAAGCCAGCGGCGGGGTATCCTTAGGGGAAAATAACGGACGCTCCAAGTATTCAAACGAGCAAATAATAGAAGCAGTACAGTTAATGGTGGAGTTCCCAGACATTAGCTTAAAGGTACTATCTGATAATATCGGAATATCGTGGGATACTCTTAAACAAATAGCTAGAGGTAGTCAATATAAGTGGTTAGAGGGTACTATACCTGAAACATATGATAAGTTAATATCTCTAAAAGGTACTAGGTTTTCCACTAGTAATTCTGCTAAAGGTAAAAATAAAGAGTATCCTACTGTATTGTCGCCTTTAGGCACCTTACATAAGATAGAAAACTGCAAAATTTTTTGTGATATACATAATCTACAACAAAGTAATTTAGTACAGGTATTAAACGGCAATAGATTAAGTCACAAAGGATGGAAATTAGCCCCAAAATAAGTATTTTGGGGCTTTTTTTTTTTATTATCTATAAGCCATAATAATTTGTTTACATATCTTACTACGTACAATGTCTTCGTCTAAAAATTCTACTACTTCGATACCTTCAATACCTTCTAGGCGCTCTACAGCATCAACTAAACCAGAAGCATCGCCTATGTCGCTTTGACATTCGTCACCACTAAAAATCATCTTGCAGTTCTTGCCTATGCGTGAAAGCAACATTTTCATTTCTTCACGTGTGCAGTTTTGTGCCTCGTCTACTAGCACAATGCAGTTGTCAAATGTAGTACCGCGTAAGAATCCTAGTGGAGTAGGGTCAATGTCTTTGGCCTTTAAACAATACTCATAAAAGCCTTTGCCCAGGGCACGAGTAAAGATTGCGTCAAAAGGCAGCAAGTATGGTGCGTATTTTTCTTCCAGTGTACCGGGTAGAAAGCCTAGGCCCCTGCCGGTTTCGATATTTGGACGGGTTAAGATAACCTTATCTACGCGTTTATAGTACAACTCTCTGGCAGCATAGTTGGCTGCAATAAAAGTTTTACCAGTGCCTGCACTACCTATTCCAAATATAACGTCATTGTTCTCAATTGCATCTAGATATTCACTTTGTACAAAGTTTAGTGGTTGAACTTCTTTAAAGGTGTAGTTGCGTTGAGGCTGAGGCTCTTCAAAGCCTTCGTGCTTACTTTGACGCAGTCTAGATTTTTCTGCCTGTGTGGGGCGCTCACTAGACTTTTTTGCTGGAAAGGTGCGATGTGATTTACCACTATTTCTTGCCATGTACTTCCTTGTTGGTTGATAAAAATCCTGGGTAACGCATTATTTTACCACAGGATTTACCTTGTGTCAATTAAAAAATTATTTACCCTGCTTTTCTGGCACTTTTGTACCTTCTAGCTTTTTATGAACTTTTACTTCTTTGCACACTTCTTTGGGCTTTTTGGTTTTGGCATCGACCTGCTCAACACATACCCGCTTGGTTTCAGCGGCAGCAAAAACTGCTGCTGGCGCCAATAAGCTTAAAACTAATGCAAGTGTAATTAGTGGTTGTTTCATTTAAATCTCCGGTTGAGGTGCAAGCTGTGGAGCTGGCTTGCCGTTTATAAATCTGATCTCGGCTGTGGCTGTGCCGTTGAATCCTTGCGTGGTACTTAAACCTGGACTAAATGTTGGTTCTTGTTTTGGTACGTAACTGGTTTTGGCTGCTGCAGCTGCGTTTTCTTGCGCTTGCTTCATTAGTGCTAAACTGGCATCTACTTCTTCTTTTGATCCACCTGCTAGCATAATACCACTTAGTGTACCAGTTAAAAACGTAGCAATTGGCACAATTAGTTCAAAAAACTTCTGATCAATTGGGCTGATAGCATTTAGTGGCTGTGTTACAAAGATTAAGCTGTATAACACAACAAACACAATTCCTGTTAGGGTAAGTGCTAGACATACCCCAATAAAGAATTTTAAACGAGCCATTAGCTGCTCGTCACTGTATAAAAATTGATTACTTTGCACAAGTGGCTCCTGAGGTTGGGGTTAGTGCTGTGGGCGTACTAGTGGCTTGTGGGTCAATGCGCGGATCGCGCTGGCCTTTAAATACATGGTCTGGACAAGTACGTGTTACATCACAGATTGGTCGCTTGCATTGAGCTGTTTCCCAATTTGCAGGATTCTGGCAAGGATAGCGAAAACGATCGCCACCAAAAAATGCCAGTGTAACTGGTAGTAGTACAAGTATTCCCAGCCACTTAAATAATTTAAGGTCTGTGTTCATTTTATTTTCCTGCTAGCGGGTTATCAATGGCTTTTTGTATTTTGCTGTCCACTTCTTTTTTCAGTGTTTCAACTTCACGTGAAATTTCACGGCGAGCAGTTGCCATTTCACGACGAATTGCGTCAACTTCACTTTTTGCCTTGTCCAAGTCTTCGCGAACATCTTTGCGTGCTTGACGCATTTCGGACTCGGTTTCACGCTGTGCTTGCTTTACACTGCGCTCAACTTGTTCAGTTACGGACTCATTGCGGCGAATATCTTGTTTTAGGTCAGTTTTTATATCACGAGTATAGTCTGTTGTTTTTGAGGAGTTTTCTTCAATAACAGCCAGGCGCTTGTCAAACTGTGACAAGTCAGGACTAACATATTCAGCAATTTTCTTTTTCATGCCTTGGTAGTCTTTGTAGACTTCAAAAGCTCCATAAAGACCGCCCAGCAGTGAGCTTACCAGTGTAAAGGCTACCATTAGTTTAGCTGGTGTAAACTCATAGCCACCAATACTAATAACAGTGTCTTTGCTGGCGTATTTTTTGGTAGCAGATTCTAGCTCATCTACTTTTTTGTTTAAATCTGTGGACATAATATCCTTTATTTGTTAACCACGTTCTCAAACTTTAGTGCTCGCAAGTTTTGCAACTCGCGTTCTAACTTTTGAACTTCCATACGCTTCTTTTTTAACTCTAACTGATATAGTTCGTTACAGTCTAGGCGAGTTTTGGGTGCACCTATTGGTATCGTGATTCTACCATATACACCAACATCACGTTGTTGCATATTTAAATCGGTTGTTACTGTTGTAGGCGCTCGGTTAATAACACCTATTACACCAAATTCCAAGTTTGTGGCACTGCCTATTGCCATAGAACAGTCCAGGCCGTCAGCACGAAAACTATCGGATTGATAGCTGCCTGTTGCACCTGGTAGTGCTAGGTTAAGTGAGTTATTTTGAGCAAAGGCAGGCACCCACAAACCAAAGAGTAGTGCACAACATACTAATCTAAGCATTATTTAACCTTAGAACATATTTTTGATGAAATCACTGTGTCCTTTGCGTCTTGTTTACGCATTCTAGACTCAGTGCAGATATAGACTATGCGAGATAAATCTTGGGCTTTAATGTACACGTTCACAGGTTTTGTTTCAAGATACCGGATGCCTATCAACTTGTTTTCAGTAGCAAAAGCCAATGGTTTCCAATCTGCGTCATAAACATCTAGTTCATAGTACTCAACATCTTGGCGTTTGTTAAAAAGTTCCATTCGAGTACTAAGTACTCCGTCTACAAAAGAAACACCAAACTTAGGGTAGGTAGGTGTAAATTGGTGTGCCATAACAGGCACACCAAGCAAGCATAGGCTAAATACTAGGCTCTTTACTAGTTTGTGCATAGGTTATAGTGCAATACATTGTGCTAGTACAACTGATTTGTATTCGCCCATTGGAAATGATTTGCCAAAACCATATTCAGCTTTTGAAGTAGCAGAAAACCAAACAGTGCCTTGTACTGTTAAGTTAATCTCAGTCATGTTACCGTTGTACACACGTTTGGATGTTGTATAAGCAGACATAGCAGCATTTGTAACTTTACTTACATCAACATTGCTAGACCAAGTTACTGAGTCTGCTAACGTAGGAGAAGTAGTAAAGTTATCTGGTGTAGTAATAACTGCTTTGTAGTAGCCTGCTTGAATTACGTCATAACGTACAACAGCAGGTCGGCCGCCGTCAGCGGCAAATGTACTAAGTACTTCTGGTGTTGGGTTACCGTAAATACCTGGAGTATCTACGTTAATAATACATTTTGAGGTAACCACTCCACGAATAGGTACTTCAGTTGCACCCGCAGTAAAACCCAGTGTTAATGCAGCTGCCAGGATAAGTTTTTTAATCATGTTAATTCCTTACTTTTTAATCATATACTGCAAATCAACTAGTTGATTGTGCAGACGTTGTTGGCTCAGGTTAAGTCTACGACTATTACTGCTATCTGGTAACTTTTTATCTGCGTACTCTAATACGTCTTTGTACACGCCTCCAGGTATTTGCTGGCTATACGCCCTAATACCTGGTATGTTATTTAAAGCTAACAAGGACTGAGCCAATCCTGTAGCTTGTGCTGTTAACAGCGCATTACGAGCTGTATTGGTTGATTTTGCAGTTAAGCCTGTGTTGGCATTGGCCAACATGAACTTTTCCGAGTTTTCTTGTTGTTGTGGATCTGGCACATACTGTTTGGTTTGGTAGCCCTGCACAACAAACTCGTCTTCACTGTAGCCAAATGTGCTAGGCGACTTGTAGTTAGGACAAGCTGGGTCTGTGACAACTTGCGCACTGCAAGTATCGTAGGTATAACTGTAGAATACGCTGTAGTCAACAACCCTGCCTGTTCCACTGGTGGCAATCTCGCCAGGACCCCACTGTTTTCCAGGTATGTTAGCTACTGGCACAGTTTTTGTTATAGTATTGCCTGGCAATCCTGTCCAGTCATCTTGGCTTCTGAAAACATAGCCAGTGCCGGTTGCAGACAAGTTTTGCACACCTACCACAAAACTGTCTTGGGTTTGTTTTTGTGCAGTATACTGATAGTTAACTGCATTAACGGACAAGCCTGTGTACTTTGGAAGTATGTTGTTCATGGTCCAGGCCAGCCCACTGGCTGCAGCATTTGGGGTTTGGCCTCGTACTACTTCAGAGTAAGAGTAGGAGCAGCAAACTAAGAATAGCACCGCCACCAAAAAGTGTTTTAGTTTCACTGCTTAGTTCCTTGGATTTTGTGGTACGATCAGGTTGTTCTGACTCATTGGCTTTCCAAGCCGCCTTAGCCTCGGCACCGATTGTTCCGTCATACGGACAAGGTGTGCCCGCTTGCATCATGGCATCAAACACACGTCGATCTTGACACAGCGCGCTAACAGCAGCTACTTTCATGCCCATGTCGTATAGTGTTTTGGATAGTTTTAGTCGTTCACAGTTCATGTCACGAACAGTACTGCCAGCACTAATACCCAGGATCTGAGTTTGTACAGCACCGGCAACGCCTACTGTACACAAATCTGTGTTAGAGGTATTTATTGTAGGTGATATTGCCGACGCTGGCGGTGACTTAACTGTTGTGGTAGCATCAGATTTAGTAGTTACTAAACTATTGGTAACTAGTTGATTATTGGTGTCGGTGGTTGGTTGTGTTACCAACTGCTGTGCATTAGTTAAACCAACTTGTAGTGCGAGCACAAGTGGTAACAAATATTTAGAAAGCTGCAACTTAGGCTCCTAGCACATGTAGTGCATGGTTATAGTGTTTGATGCGGTCGTCTAGGCCAATAGTGCCGCCGTTGATACGCTTGGTTAG